CGGTTCTGTGGTTACCCCTCCGTAGGTTTTCAAGTATGCCATTAGGTTCCCAAGAGAAGCCTCAGGTACCTCCATACCAAACGTACCTCTTCCTTCTACTAAGACCGAAGATAAATCAAACAATACCTTCTCAGACAAGAACGATTCCGCATAAAATTTATCATCTTCCCAAGGAGGGATATTGACTAGAGCTCCTCGATGCCAAAATCCTTTTTCCTGTTGAGTAGAAATCATATTTTGCCACATCTCATGGTCTCTCCAGTAAGTCCCTTGAATCTCTATAATCTTATGTCTTTCATCTAAGTATTCTAAAATAGCGTCTACTAAAAATCTAATATTTGTATCGTCGTTTGTAGGGTCATAGTTAATCTTTAAATTTGTACTTTCCGACAGTCGAGCCATATAGTCTTTAATTTCTGTAGAGGTTGCCGAGGATAAAAACGAATCTGTTTTTAAAGTGTAATATATTAGGTTTGGAAGGTAAGATTCGTAGACTTCAGATAAACCGCTTGTAGGCATAAATACTGCCTCATCAAATAGTAATCCTAGAACTGAATTCAGTCCTGAAGTACTTCCTTTCATTTTGTATGATTGTACTGCATACCTTAACTGCTCTCTCCACTCTTCTACGTTCCGTGATAAGAATTTCCACCCTACTAAAGATGCTAAATACTCTAAAAATTGAGGAGGGCAAGTGTAAGGGTCAATCAAGTCTTGTAACCCATCAACAGTATTATCGACATCGAAGAATCCGTAGGAGACCGCCTTTAGGAATTTATGTAAAGGGCCTGGGCTTGTGAATTTTGTAGGGATTAAGTTTGAGGATAGCATAACAGATAAGCTATCCTCCATAAAATCCGCACCCTTATTGTTTTTATCACACCAAACATCAATGTGGGTTAGTAACCCTGAAAGTTGTTGTGTTCCTGATAAGTAATGTATAGAAGAAACAGATGCATCCCCTGACGCAAATGCATCTGGTAAATACTCTCTAGCTGTAACCCCTGCCGCAGACAAATCCCTATTATCCCAAAAGTACTCGAATAGTTTTTTTGTAGTCTCATTCTCTGTAACACTTTTCCCGAAATATAAATTTTCCACCATCAAAGTGGAAGGAGTTGCGGACAAGTAAACTTGGTTAGCGTCACCCCCTAAATCTAAACCACTAGAATTTAAAAAATACAAGAATCCTAGATTTTCAATTAAGTAGGAATGTACTGCCGAAGTACTTGAAACACTAGCACTAACATTAGCGGATACCCCACTGACAAAAGTGGAACTCGGGGAATTTAAGGAGATACTTGGAATTAAGGTTCCTGATACCCATTCAGCAAACGCCGAAGAAGTTTCAAAATCATTAAACGTTTTATTGTATACTTTTAGGATTTTCTCTTCGAAAGTATTTGGGCTTACTCGCGTTAGTTCGTTACCCGGCATAAAATATTGACGTAAATCCTGAGCACTTACAGTACTTACCGACAGGAACCCAGAAGCGTTCATTGCGGCGTACAGGATTTTACCTAATACTACATATGAAATATCATGGGATACCCCACTAGCTTGTACCTCCCGGTCCAGATAAATTTCAGGGAGGTAGGGGGTTATTTGGTCGACGTAGGCATATTTGTTAGGAGTATCCATTATACGTAGTTTACAGAAATTTCATAATTGTTTAGTTGGATAATTTCATTAAAGCTGACGCTGATATCCCCAGCGAAATTATCAACAGAAAACATTCTAACATTATCTACCCCTAGCACTGCAGAGGTAAGATTTGAGAAGTTTAGTGGAAGGCCGAAGTCCATGTTGTCGTAGCTTAGCTGTTCATTAATTTTCTTTGCTACTGCCTGACGAATTGTTCCTTCTTTTGATTTATTTGAGATATCGGTAGTAACAGTACAGACTAAATCGACCGTTCGAATTACTCCATCTACAATAGTGAGTTCATCCGTCATCATTTTCAAAGTATTAAGGTGGGTTAAAAGGTCTGCCTTATATTGCAAAGATGCCCTTTCTAAGGAGGCCGAGTTGGAAATCCCTAAAACGTAAACATCTAACATATTAGCCCCTAGCCCATTACGCCTTAAAACAGTAATACCTTTGCCTGTAGCACCTGCGTCAGAGATAAACGCTTCAATTTGAGCTTTATAGTCTTCTGCTGTTACTGCCCTGTATTGAGTTTTAAAATATGAAGGTGCGTACTTTTTAGCGTGAGCTACTGTTTCCGCATTGCGTCCTCCCGTGGCAGCAGTTAAATTTACAATTGAAAGTGTTACCTCCGAAGCCGTAGAATTTTTAGTTGCGGTAGTTTTTAAGGTAAGCGCTCGAGATTTTACGTTGCCCCGCTCTCCCCCGCCTGTACGGTAATAAACCGAGTAGGTACCTCCGGGAGTAGGCTTGTGCCCTCTAGTACCATCTCCAAACCTAATGATTGCACCGTAATCCGAATTATACTCTTTCTCGAAAACCTTTTGGTTAGCAGACGCTAAGAATAGATTTTCAATTTCAGTATACACACTTCCATCAGAGGAGGACACGACAATGCTCCCCTCTATAACAGGAGACCCAGATAGCTCAATACTTTGATTGTTGTCCGTACGACCGAAAGCTCCTGTCTGAGAAGACAGTGAACCCTCTAGTAAATATAGACTGTTTAGAGAGTAAGTGCTTGACGCACTGGATAAAGATAAATCTCCTAACCCTGACCCGTCATACTCAATAAAACCATTAGCGTCTGTTTTGTATATCGTATAAGCAACGGCCTGCTTATCCCCGGCACCTGTAGTGTAGATTGTTCTATTTGCGGCGGGAATACTTAAAGCGGATACTGCAGGATTCTCTCCTGACCCCCATGAAATAGAAGCTTCTGCTTTTGCAGACGTAGGGCCCTTTAAAGACATTCCAATTAGGCGGAGCATTTTCCTTACGTTCTCCGGAGACTGTACTGTTGGTAAGTAAGACTCGTTAGCTAAAAAATCAGCCTTCAAAGATATTACACTTCCAATATAGGAAAACAGTTCAATGAACATTGTTCCCAAGTCAGACTCGGAGAAACTAGTGTAGTCCTCAGGGTATACTGCCTTGACGTAATTTGTAAGTGCGGATTTGTATTCTGAAAAGGTAGTAATAGAGTAGTCTATAAGTTCAGATTTTGTAGCGTCGGTAGGCGCGGCGTACCTCATAACATCTGAGGATACTGAGCCGTCAAATGCGTTTATGTCGTAATGTGTATTATTAGGGAAAGCCATATTAGTAAGTTATTGTAATTTTTTCCGTAGAACTCTCAGAGGTCGTGGTTACTCGGTCTGCGTTGAATTGTATAGTATAATCTACAATGTATTTAGAGCCCGTAGAATCTAAGCGCACAGTTACGTCATTTAAGGTTGCTCTAGTTTCGTAGCGGCTTAATAATCTCTCGGCTCTAGTCCTCATATGTTGTTTTACTAATTTAAGAGGTAGATGCCCTGGAACTCCAAGATATACAGGGACTCCATACTCTGGGTCCATTAATCTGGTTCCTTTGACGATTTCGAAAGCGTCTATTAGATTTTGTCTTATACTTTCTTTATCAAATCTTTTATTGAAGTCGGGACCCATACCTACAAGTTTATTCCTGCGGCTACTAATTGAGTCTTGAATGTTGTCTATGCCTACGAGTCTTACCATTGTTATGTTGTGATGTTTTTAAAATAACCCTTTTGAGCGTTATAATTTTTTATATTTTGGATGGAGGTTAAAGGCTTAGTGTAAACCTTAAAGCTTCCCACGAATCCGTCCAAACCACTACGTTGAATCCGTCGTGTACCTGAAGTGTTTAGTAATCCACCCATCGACTCGGTATGTTGTCCTATGACGCCTCCGTTTGAATGCTTATTTAAAACGTTGGTTGTATAGGTAGCATACTGGTCGTTAGTGTTATACCCTAAAAATCCTGCGGGAGTCGTGTCTACTCCCGGCTCTGCCCCTATGGAGTCGGAAAACCCTCCACCTAAAATCCAAGGGGTTGTTACTGGATAAAGGGGAGTCTCCCCCATGCCTTCATATAAACTTTCAGCATGACCGCTTTTTGTCGTGTACGAGTTTTCTGTACGACTACTGTTTAGTATTGCAGGCGACGGAATCTGCAGAGGGGCTTTAGCGTTAACATTAAAGGCCGTAGAAATTGAACAGGTTGTAAGTTCCTCCCCGTCCAAGAAAACTGTTGCAGAATCTTTACTGTAATCAAAGGCCATACTGTAATGTGAGTATTCCCCACTGCAACTTCCAATGGATTTACCTGAAGAGGTTTGTTTGCTGAGAGGGATTATAATCCCTAGCTGCGTACCACTAGCAGGAGATACTGAACTATCCGGGTCGGTTAGAGTAACGGAGACATCCTCACTAGATTTAATATTCTTCTCAGCAATAGCAATGCTATGGCCCCATTTTTTGTATTGGTCTGAGTAGCCATAATCGTTAGGGTTCTGCCCCACTGTAGGGCTGATGATAAACTCCAAACCATCTCCTCCCCCATTAGAGTCGTCACTTAAATGGCCGCTAACGCCTTTATCCCGAAACCCGATTATCAACCCTTTTACTTTAGCATCATCATTATCATACCAAGAAGTGACGAAATCGTCTTGAGACTCCGTAGCCCTGCCTGAGTTCTCACACGCCGCGACCAATTTATACCGATGGGAAGTCTCTAGGGTACTTGAAAGTCCTGGAACGTGAACCCAGAAATCCATACTCCAACCATCTTTAGAGTATAAAAGGTTAGATAGTTTGTCTCCTCCAGGGTAAATCTCCCCATCCTTTACCGTGTTTGGAAGTCTAATATATGCTCCTCCGCTGGAATTGTAATCTGAACCGTATTTTAACCCTGGGTCATATAGAGACCCTCTTAAGAAGGGTACTGATATTCCACTAGGGAAAATATAAGAAGTGGAGGATGCTACCATTTTCCCATCCAAAGAGGTTTTAGCAGAACCCATATTCTTAAGGGTGTACTTCGTGGCTCCCGGAGCTACAACTTCAGTCTCTTGGAAGTTATAGCACAGTAAAAGATTATCTGTTTCCACCCCCTCTCCTAGGCTTTTTACAAAAGCGTTAGTAGAGCTAACCCCTGCAGAGGAGTTAAACGACATTACATCAGCAGGACTAGGTATGTCGACTGAAACCTTTGACGCGTTAATTCCTTCTTGAGCATTATTCGACTCTAAGAAAACAGGTTTTACAGGTAACACCACTGAATGCTGTTCTCCTGCAATCACCAATTTGCGTTGGCGACCTAAGGATGGGACTAACCCTGACCCTTTTAAGTAAGAGAAATTATTCACTGGAACTCTTTCTAATTGCCTTTTCACTGACAGTTCCCCGCCTGCCAATCTCAAAATATACATATCATCTAAAACAATCAGCCCGGTATCAGTATACCCTGGAATATCAGACCCTTCGCTTTTGTATCCCCTCTTTTCGAATTCATGAGAGTATTCTGATTTAGAAAGGGTTTGTAATAGTAAATCTTTTCCAAAAGCAAACGACGAGTCGGTAATTTCAAAATCCCCGAATAATCCCGCGAGTTGTAATTGCTTCTTTCGTTTTGCTATTTTATCTTGGTAAATCGCAGCTACTGAACCTAAAGTCTTTTTATGGTTCATTACAGTAATCGAAGTTGCATTGAATCCACTTGCTACGAGTTGAGATACTTCTGTGTTAATCTGGCGAACGTGGGCTTTTAAGGTTGCTTCGTAGGATGTAATAACATCGTCATTCTCAGTCAAGGTTACTACTAAGGAGTTCGTATCTGTGAAATCCTCACTAAAAACACTGTTGGAGAATGACTCAATTGATTTTGTAGTTATTTGTTCTCCTTTTCCCCCTTCGTTCGGGTAAGCAACCCCCTTCCAACTGTTTGAGAGTATCTTAACTGCGTCTATTTCTGGAATACCTCCCTGTTGGCTGTTGTAATATATCCCATCTTGAGACATTAAAAATTTCCCGTTTTTAGTTACGGGAGGCCCATAAACAGAATCAATCCTAGCAGACTCAGATAAAGACTTCTCGGAAGCTTTAAGTTGTGAGATAGTAGACGCCCTGTTAGCCTTTTTAGAGTTTGAGGTAGCTTTAGTCACTCCCTTCACTATTAAAGTTTCATATTTCTTTAGTACTGTGCGAATCTCCTCAGGTAACGTGTCTAGGTTGATATTTTCAACATTTAAATTAGGCTCTGGAGTAAGGCCTTTTGACCGAGAATCTAAAACCTCATCTATTCCTTGCAGTACGGAATGCAGCGTTTCTATAGTCTGGTTAGTATTGCTGATATTAAATTTAAGGTCTCGAACCTTATTTTCTAAGTATACTGAGGAGTTAGGGGATTCTTGATTTACAGGAATCAAAGCAGCAATTTCATTATCTGCTAAAATAACATCTTCTTTAGAAAGAGAAGGGTCATTCTTAATAATTGAAGTTTGTAGAGATGCGACCTCTTTCATTGCATCTAGACTAACTTTTAGATTATCCTGCAAAGACTTAGGCCCCTTATCAAACCCGACATTGGAAGTATAATCAACTTTAGCCCCCTGGTCTATTTGCGTATAAGTGTTAGACATCTTGCTTAACTTAGAAGCTAAAGCAGCTTTTTTGTTTAGGTTGGAAGCAAGTCGCCTCGTCAGCATATTTGACAATGCTGTTAATGCGTTACTGCTAAGTAGTCTTAATGTTTTCTCTGAAATCATGTTACGTTGTATTTATGTTGCTCGCTAGTCAAAATGAATTTCAACTAAATCGTCGGTATGTATAATTTTATGCGTACACCCTCCTCTCCCGTCACATTCGTCTCCTCCGTTGTTTACGAGAGTGTCGTGGATAGACACATAGTCTTGTTCGTGGCCTGTAAACCAGGTGCCTCCTTGGTGTACTCCTGCGGCTGCAATATCGTGGCTATCGCCTTCAGCCCCTTCATTTACTACTGCGCGGTCATTTACATACACGTGTTCCTCTGGTCCGTAGTTTCCAGCGTTATTTTTTCTGATAATGCCTCCTACTTGCCCTGCAATAGCATAAACATCGGAAAAATTAAGCGTCGCTATGTACTTTTCCGGTTTAGCAGGAACGTAGGTAGTAGTAGGTGGCGGTGGTGCGCCCGTAACTGGGGTTATTTCTGGAGCCGGTATAGTAGGGTTTGGTGGCGGACCCGTAACAGGAATTACTGGAACCGGGGAAATAGTAGGGGGAGATGGTGGCGGACCTGTAACAGGAGGGACGTCAGGAGGGAGAGGGATGATAGGACCTCCAACAGGAGGGTCATCCGGTGGTCCAGGGGCAGGCAGGGCTATAGTACCTCCTCCATCACCATCCCCTCTTCGATTGTCGTAAGAACTATCCCTATTCGGGTAGTTAGGGTAAGACCTTGGAAGCATCGCAGAAGCTGGATTATCCCCTTGAGGCTTATATCTATTTGAACCTACAGGCCCAGGGGCTACTTCTTCGGCACCGGCAAGTCCCCCTACACCTACCGCTCCCACTTCAGATACGGTCTCCGCAGTTTCCCCGGTTTCGGTGTAAGTTTTCCCGTGAGCAGTAGGGACGCCAAATCCGTCTTGATACCCACTTTTTTTAGAGGGGTCAAAAATATTCCCTCTAGACTGCAATACCTGTAATACGTCACTTATCTCTACATCATTAATGCTCGCCTTAGG